ATCGTGCATTCCCTTGAGGTTCATCGCGGGAGACGTCGGGATGATGTTGTCGGGGGTTTCGCCAAGCGACAAGAACTTGTACGGACCTGCTTGGGATCCCGTCCATGGTCTTTCGATGAGCGGCTCCATGTCTTGCTGGTCGCAAGGCAAGGTGACAATTGTGTTGTTTTCGGCGATCCAGATGTCCTGGAGCCAGATCATGTCCTTGAGATCGTCGTCCTGAGCACTCCCCCAGTCCGAAGCCATGTCTCGAGTAGCGCCTACCGAATCATGGTGTTCCCTGTTGGTCGGTCTAAGTTTGTCCTTGACCTTTTTGTCGTACCCAGGTTCATCCATAACCTTTTCAAAGTCAGCGCGATAGCGATGTCCGCAATATCGCATCTTGCTTAACTCTTTGGCGGTCATATCGAGAATCAAATCGTCAAGCGACACTCGATTGAACCAAGGCTCACCTGGATCGAGCCAAACATCTTCCTCTGACGCGAGAAGTCCGTGAAAGCGAGTGTCCGTGTCACGCATCATGACAACGCCACACCCAAGACAGAAGAACGCATCAAGGACAATCATCCTGAACGTCTCATCAAGAGCCATGTCGCTGATGAGCTTGGCGAGATTGACTTCAAAACGCCTTGCGAACGGAAGCATGTCCATTCGTGGAGTCGAAACCAAGACGCTAGGGTTGTTCGCAGCCAGAGCGACCGTGTAGATACGTGCCGTCTGGTTCATCAAGTTGACGAGAGTCTTGTTCTCTGCGCCTGATTCGTTGTACCAAGAGCCAACGTAATCCTTGATCAGCGTCTGCCGAACGCGACGAAAAGGTTCCAGAGCATCCCGCGATGAGCGGATTGCCTTGTAAAGCCGATCTCGTTTTTGCTGGTCTCTTAGATCAAACATCTACAGTCGAAATGGTACGGATGATTTTCCGAACGACTCCGACTGGGTTTTATCGCCAGCCTATCGCTTAACTAAGCTTTTTCCAGCTACTTTTTCCCGCTGGATGGGGTCTTCTCGCCTGTGAGCAATGCTTTCGCTTGCGTCAAATATTGAGCCGATTGCGAATACTTTTGTGCGCAGTCCGCATCCTGTTCGTCCATTGATTGCTGAGTCGCCTTCAACGCCGCCTGAGCCAACTTGTCAACCGATTCGCTTAGCAAACTTGACAGAGAAGAGCGATCCCCTCCATGCGTACCCCACGAATGAGTTGAAGTCAGAGCCGACTGCGAAAACTTTAGCGATTTGTCTGCAATTTGGCTAGCTCTTGCTTTGTCAGCAAGCTTGCCAATTGCTGTCAGTGTCTTTTCTGCGAACTCGTCAGCCATTCTTTGCTTCCTCCAGGTATTAACCTGAGATTCCTTGCTTATCGCTTCAAAACGTCGCGTATTGAGTACATCGGACTGCCGATATCGACACTACGTCGTTCCTGGCGTTCCCGCCATAAGTAACTACCATACTCTGGAGTTTGTCCCGTTTCAACATCGCTGTCAATTTTTTTTCCAGGATTATCGGTAGAAAATACCAACCAAGCACCCGCAGCGGAGATTGCTCGATCGCCGTGATTCTTCTCTGTCGCACCTTTGTTCTTGGTCGGAGCGTGGATAATTCTTCCGTTTTCCCACTCGTACTCGCCGCACTCGACGAGCATTTCTTCGGACCTTGGCGTGTACTCTCCACTCTCCATCGCCAACGCAAACTGCTCAAACATATCCGCCTTGTCGGCATCACGGCATGGGAACCCAGCCTTGCGACTCTTCGTTTGGGATCCGAGCTGATCGACGTCCCGATAAAAAATGTTGCCGTAGTAGCAAACCTCACGCACCTCCTTGGCGAAACCTCCGGAGACACCCGAGTCTTCCCATCCGAGCAAGGCGTTTCGCATCCACAGGCACAATCCGACTACGATGCGAGCAAACGGACGCGGCTCAAGACCTTTGACCGTGTACTCAAGCACTTGCTCGCCTGTCCGATTGTCGATTCCCGATGCCACGGAGTTCGAGGCAAAGGCTCCCACCCCGCCTGACGCGATGTCGCAAGCGATCGTGAATGGACCAAGTGTTGGTCTGTTGTCGATCCCTGGCTTGAACCAGAGCGACAAGGGACCGTTCTCGTCGGGAATGAGACCTTTGAGCTCGAGCGTTTCGCTGTCGAACACCGGCTTGCCTCTCCAGACTGGCTTCTTGCTATTCTCCCGCTTCATTCGATCCAACAGGTCCGTGGTGAACACCTTGCCGGCTGACCCTCTGGCGTCCATGTCCAACTCTCGAGCGATGTACCGCGGAGTAGACCCTGGGACCAAGCAATGGGAGTCGTACCATGGAGATCTCACCTTGCCTTCGATCTTGTGTCCCTTGCGCTCGATTGTCCGAAGTTCTCGCTCATGCGACTTGATGTACTTTTCGACTTCCTCTTGCTCGTCAGGGTTGATCGCTTTAACCACCCCGTCCTGCTTGACGTAAGCTAATCTGGCGTGCTCTGGGTTGTCCTTCCAGTCGAGAGAATAGACTTTCGGGTTGTCCGTGTCAGTTGCCGACTCGTAGAACACTCCCGTATCGGCACCGAATGTCGAACACAAAACGACGCAATTAGTCACATGCGCAACGCTGGACATGATTTTGTAGTCGATGCCGTTTGCGATGAACTCCTCAGATCCAACTTCGTCAAACGCAAACATCGTTGTCCGACCACCCCGAGCAACGTCGCTCGTTGCAGCAAACCCAACCCATATCGAACCCGTAGTTGGCAAAAGAATCGTGTGGTCGTCGATATTCCGCTTGTACCCGTCGAGCATCCACAACGGAAGCTTGTCAAGCATCGTGGATAACTTGTTCATTACCGCGGTTGGATCTTTTGAATCCATCATCTTTTCGTTCCGAGTCACCAAACCCGACGAAAAGCCTTTTTCGAACAAAGCTCGCCTGATCTGCGTCCCGAGGTAGACGTATGTCCCGCCTTGCGCTCGGCTTTTGGGGATCGTCACCGACACTGGATGCTCAGTGTCCATCGCCTCTGTGATCGCATCATCGATCGCCGTGATCACCTTTTCTTGGTGGTTCCAAGGCACAAACGGCTTCATCTTGACCTTGGCTCGAGGCTCATGCACCCACAGGGCGAACGCGAAGAAGAACAGCACGTCGGTTTCGCAGGCTTGCAGCAAAGCATCGCGGAACCGCTTGTCGGTCAAGGCGCGCTCCCTGCATCGGATTCGCCACTCCAGGTTTTCTACTGGATCTTTTGGTGCTAGGTCGTAGTAAGACATGACTTCGCGTCAGTAAATGGAAGAAGCCGCGAGACAGGAGTCCCGCAGCTTCTTTGGAGATTTGCTCCCGATAAAAGAGCATGCGTAAGTGTACCGAAAGCAAGTCGCATGTCAACTACTTTTATTTTCTTTCTAGCGCCTCTCGCATCCCCATCGTCTTGAGCCGAGCTCGAAGCGTCGATTCTTTGATCTTGTGGGACATCGCCCAGTCCTTGATCGACATCCGCATGCCGTTGTACTCTACGCCGCAGTTCCCGCAAGACGACGTGTGTCCGCTTTGCAGGTGGTCCAAACGCACCTCAACCTTGTTTCCGCACGAACACTCGCATTGGAACTTGCGCTTGCCAGTGGACGCAACCTCGCTGACTACGGTCAACTCGCCGTACTTCTTTCCTTTTCCAATGACGATCGGTCGCAACTTACTTTCCCTTCGCCTTGGGTTTTGGGGAACTTTTCTTCGTCGAGGAGGTCGCTTTCTTGCAACTCCTACTGCTGTACGCTTTCTTGCCTTTCACTGGCTCGTATCCTTTCCAACATCGATTCTTGTCCATCAGCATCCCTTTCTGCGCAAAATCACCTTGCAATAACTTAGCAACATCCACCCCACTTAGCAATACGTCACCAATTAGGCTACCACCCTACTTGACTATTTTGGCATTGCGCACTATCATGCCGATGGTGTTTTAACGATGGTTTTCTTCGAAGGAGATATTTCGATGACAGTAGCAGCGTATGTTCGAGTAAGCACAGAATGTCAGAATGAGGCTAGCCAGAAACGAGAGATTTTGCAGTGGCTTGCTGGAAACGGCATTAAGCATGGTAGCGTCACATGGTACATCGACAAGGCAAATGGATCGGATCTTAAAAGACCAGCCTTCGAGCAGATGCAAAAGGATATTTTTAACGGCGCTATCAAGACCGTGGTGATCTACAAGCTTGATCGTTTATCGAGAGAGATGTCTGATGGCGTTAAGGTGCTTGCCGATTGGGGCGCGAAGAAGGTTCGGCTCGTATGCACCTCGCAACAGTTCGACTTCTCAGGTGTCATCGGCGAGTTAGTTGCAGCTATCATGTTTGCGATGGCGAAGTGGGAGAAGGTGAACACCAAGGAGCGCCAAGCGGCTGGAATCGCCGTTGCGAAGGAGAAAGGCGTTTACCGAGGTCGCATTCGTGGCGCTACCAAGGCTGGCGTTAATCCAGCTCGCGCGGCTGAACTGCGAGCGAAGGGTTTGAAACACGCGGAAGTAGCGAAAGCCATGGGTATCAGCGTGAGCACAGCGTTCCGATATGCGCAAGATGCTAAACGCGAAGCAGCAGGCAGGTAAGAGCGCACCCCAGGCCCATATAAGGATGCAATCTCGCAAGGTGCCGGAAATCACGGGATTTTTTCCGTGATACTGACAAATAGGCTTACTTTGGCAAAGGTAAGGTGCGAGCAGCCAGCGCTGCTTGGTCTCCGTTTTTGTTGCCGATCGGCAACAAATTCAGAACCGCCGTTCTCTTCGCCTGCGTCCACCTATCGGTCAGCCTGTTGCTCCTGTTCGACCCTTGAGGTTAGGAGCCTTTCCACGTCGCAGGACGCTTCTTAGACTCGTTCCCATGCACTTCGGCGGTCTTCCACAGATCGGACAACTTGCTCAAACGATTGCAGGCACAAGCGCCGATTGCTCGGCATTACACTCGTGCCATATACGTGCTCACCCCCAGGATGTGGATTTGGGGGTGAGCTGTGCGAAAGAGACACGCACGAATAGACGCCCGAAGGCGAATGTTGGTCATGGAATTTGTCTCTTTCTTTGTGCCGAATCCACTCAGCACGCAATCATGTTATCAGACGGCTGTTGAATGTCAACCGCGTACTTCAGGCTCCGGTGGCCCTGGCTGTTTTGCTTCAACACCCAATATACGTTCGAAGCGTTTGAGCCACCCAACCAGCAACGCCAACTCCCCAGCAAGACGCGGCGTCTCCATGGACGTGCTTTGCATCCCAACGCACCGTGCCAGCTCCTCGCTTCCAGTTGCCTCGTCCCAAATTTGCATCTCCAAGCGAAGCATGGCAGCATCGACAGCATCGTCCTTGCCAATCGCCATGCCTGGACAATGGCTTCCGTGACTGCTTACGTCATTTTCGTCGACCAGAATCATTGGAGTGACAAGGCGTGTGCCGATCAGTGGCTTCAAAGGATCCCACTTGACTTGATCCGCTTCCAGTTTCGCACGCATGGCTTCGGTATGACACATCCCAGATCCCCACACAGCCTTTGAAGCCAGTCGTTTTCGTTCTTGGATGTCGATCGGCCAGTGCTTGTTGTAAGCCTCCCACCAGAACGTCAAGTCTTGCGTCTCGTCGTCGTAGTACCGCGCAACAAACTCCGACTTGAACGCCGAATGCACGTTTTCGAACACGGTGCTTGTGACAATGACTTGTCCTGGGTAGTGCTTGTGAATCAGGTCGCACAATCGCCTGTAGTTGCTCCCGCGGATCACGCCGGCTTCGATCAGAATCAGGTTGTCTCTAAAAAAAGCCATTTTGCATGCCTGCAACGCCAATCGCTCGAATTCGCCACTCCACGCTTCGTCGGGATACGGGACATCGACAGTGAACCCTTCGCAAACCTCGCCATCGTGGCTCAGGAAGTGGCGCAGGATCTGCCATGCAATGGACGAGTAGTCCGACGAAACGGCTACGAGCGTCGAATTTGACGCATTGAAGCCTGCATTCCGCAGCATGATGCCGAGCTTGTTGATCAATTCGTGCTCCTCAGCCTGCGAGCACTCCAAAATTTTCCTCATAAACCACCATTTTCGTGAAAAAGTCTCGAAACTACTGCCAACACGGCGTCATTTTTACTCTGGCTCAAAATTGTGCTCGTTGAGGTATCGCAGCACGTCTCGAGCGTGCGCCGCGCTTTCGTAAGCCGAGATGGTCTCGCTTTCGTAGGCATAGCGACCGAAGGTGTCGCCGCCTTGCCAAACAACCGTCGCTTTCATGTGGCAGTCCTCCTGACCGTTTTTTCGAGTCTCCTCGATCTCCAGCGTGGTAAGGTCTTCGTCCCAGTCGGTGATCGCATATTGTTCGCCATCGACTTCGAACGTGTAACTGACCGACTTCTTGTACGCTACTTCTTGTGCCATCGTTTAACATCCTCTCGAACATTCGGGTTGTAAAGCGTCCAGGAAGGTCTACGCCACCCCCATGGACCGTCTGGGTCGTGACCAATGCGGAAGTGGTGCTCGCGGCAGAGCGTTATAAGATTGTCCATGTCCAGCTCCAATTCAGGGTGGTCCTTGAACGGCTTGATGTGGTGGACGTTCAAGTCCCACGACAGACCGCAAGCCTCGCAACGGGGGTGCAACTCGACAAACTTGTTGCGGACAGCCTGCCACTTGCCCGAGCGTTCGCCGTAGGGAGTCACCGACTCGACCGACTCGACATGCTGCTCGATCGGTTCGTCCGGTATCGGACCTATCGCGTCGGAGAAAAAGTACGCGACGATACCGAGTAAACAAACGCCGAGCAACGTAAAAAACGCCTCTGCCAAAGCTTTGCGTTTAAGAATCATTCTGTCACCTCGATCTGGCATCGCTTCTCCTTTTCGGCTTGGATTTTCTTCTGCGCAACACAAATGACGCACGGCGACAATGCAACAGTGTTGCCGCACGCACATAAATAGCTTGGAACTCGATAGAACTTTACGCCAGTCGTCGCTGGAGCGTCAGCTTCGCGGCACGCAGGACACTTCTTAGAATTGCTGTGTGTCAGTTGGTACTGCTCGCCACACTTGGCGCAATGGCTGTAGGCGGCTGCCTTGCGTGCTGGTCGTATTTGCTGGGTCGGTCTTATCGCAAATCTCCTGCGCAAAAAGGATCTCGCAAGATCACTCGGGACACTCGCGCAACGCAACGAGAGCCTTTTCAAGCAAATCGATACACTGTCCAATCTTGCCGCGAACTACCACGTAATTCATTGTCACTGGAAGGTGTTCGCCGCCTCCAATGCTCAATCGCAAGATGCCTTGAGGGTCATCGGGTAGATGACGGCAATGAACGCCGTTTGACGCCTTCCAGGAGCTAAGCTCTTGCTCGTCTTTTTCGCCTGCCGCGATCACTGACGCCGCTGCTTTTTCTGCTTTGGCTGCGCGATCGCGCAACGAGTTAATGAATGCGTTCTGGTGATTTTTGTCGTAATGTGTTTGCATGATCTTCTTCTAGTAAAAAAACAAAAACGGGTAGGGTGTATACTGTGCGTCTCGGACTATGAATGCCTTGGCCCATTACAGGAACCGTCTTACCGATTTCACCAGCCAACCAGCGACTCCTTGTACAAGTCCGCCACTGATCCACACTCTCCTACCCAAAAGGACCGGACAGGATTGGTTACCTGCTTAACACGTCAAACGCGACTGATTACGGTGCTCAGCGATGTTCCGATCCAAAGCCCCCGGTAGGATTCGAACCTACGCCATCTGGTAAACAACCAGGCGTTCCACCGCAATAACTTCAGGAGCAAATTGCCGGTTACGTTTGTCCGGCGTGCCGTCCGTAAGCACCGTACACCCTCAGCAGCCAGTCCTCTCCCCCCGACTGCCAAGCATGGATCAACCGCGTCTTCGACAACGCAGGATAGGTCTTCGCAAGACGCGAGTCGCACTGGCAACCGTCGATCGCACAGGCTGAGCCTCGCTGACAACCTGCACAGCTCGCACAGGCAACGCAACTACCGACACCGCGGCAGAAGCCACGCGAGCCGCACACTGACCGCCAAAGCAGTCCTGAGCCGACGCTGGCAACGTTGCCACCAACAGAGCCACAACCAGCATAATTGCCGACCTGATGCTTTTCATAATCAAATCCTCCTGAAACATGGAAACGAAAACCTCAACCAAAAACGACATGATAGCACATTGACCCGTCAACGCAAGAGCAGGTTGGGAAAATTACGACGGCGGGACGTAGTTTGTGTCCAGCGGGATTTGTGCGCCTTTGGGAACCAAAGAAAAAATTTCGTGCTGAAAAATTCCCTCGAACCCTGTTTCCTCAGTACCTAAAATTCCTTTGAGTTTCATGCCGCGCAAATATCCGTACTGCAAAGCGAACGCTTCCTCGCCATGCAACTCCAAATCCCGCACCATTTCAGCGTTAAGTGAAAAACGCATGAGGCGAGCAGAACTTATGCTTCGTTCATCTCCCAAGTATCGCAACATTGCCTCGCGGACGATCGACATGAACTGTTCGTCGCTCGCTTCGCAAACGCCAAACAAAGCGCCGCCTATGTTCTTTACCCTGTAGCGAATGCGTTGAGGCTTTGACAACTCAACCCGATCGGTTAGTCCGACGTAATTGCAAAGGTCAAGCTCTGGCTCCGCTGGAACCTCAAACCAAAAGTACGGCTTGCCGACCGTAATGCGAGTTCCGCGTCTCGGACCATCGAGAAAATACAATTCGTACTTCTGGTCGCTCATGGTGTTACCTCCTTGACTACGATCACGTTCCGCAGCCATTTCAAATTGGCGAGTTCCCCGCCGTTGAGTTTCGCCGCATGGTCCAACACGACACCTGAAAGCCTTCGACCGCGAAACATTTCAATTCGACCGTCGTTGAGGCAGTCAATCCCGTAAATCTCGAGATCGCTGCGGTCGGCACTTACAGCCAAAAAAGCCGCTTCGAGGAATTCCTTGTTTCGCCAAATATAGACAGCGTTTTGCGGTGCTTGTTGCATTTGCTTGACCGACTCGTGCTCTTCGATGGCGTAAGCACAGGTCCCCTCCATAGCTTTTATTTTCGCAAGCCTAGATTGCAACTTGCTCAACTCCCCTTCAACCCTATCGATATCTCCTAGCGTCATGCGCTTAGCGTACTGGATTGCTTCCAGCCTGTTTTCAAACACGATGTAGTAATTCGTGCGCTTTCTTGATATGCCGTGACGGTCTATGTAGCTTTCCTTGGTAAAGCGATCGACTTCGATCTCCTCGACAGGATGATCGTATTCAGCCGCGTACCTCGTTCGTACTTTGTATGCTTTCATCGTTTTAATTTTCCCTAGCCGCCGTGTTTTTCGAGCAAGGCCCGAGCGTCTGCGAATGCTTGCTCGGACTCTGCCGCTAGCCCCCTGTCTCGCAACGGCAAGGCGAAATCGTGAAGCGTTCGCAGCACCTCCAGCAACCTTGGGGCCTCGGCCATTAGCTCGGCGTTGGCTTCAATTTCCGCAACGGGTAGCCAGGAACTACTGACAAACGCCAATTGCCTCCCCACTACCCCTATCCATTTGGATCGCGGAACACTTGGGTCATGCGAAACGCTCCACGGACCCCGAGTAAATTTAGATTTTGCCATGGTTTCCTTTCGAGTTGATAGATGCTTACGACTGCACCTGCTCCTTCGCTAAAGCCACGTCCCGCAAGACCCTGCTCACAATCACTTCCAAGCTTTCCTTGTGCTCAGGATACGCCTCCATCAAGCACTTGGAGTCAACGTAAAGATGACCCTGAAACGTGAGCATGTCGCATTCGCAATGCTTTGAAAACGCAACAGCCCAAACCGCACTGTTGAACCAAATCTCGGCAGCGAGGTAAACCGATTCGCCCTTGACCAGCGAGGTGCGCTGCCATTCAGCGAGCGTCTCTTGCTCGTCGACTGGACCCTCGATAACCGCCCTGTAAACCTTGTCGTCCAAATCCGCATTAAAATCCACCATTTGCAAATCTCCATTTTGTAAAACTACTCAGCGCCAAACCACACGCGATCCAGCCACTCCAAATCGCTTGGGTTCGCAAAGACCCCCAGCCCCAAATCCTGGCACCTGCCAACGTGACGCGCAAGCATCCACGAATGCCAAAGCCAACGCACATGCCGAATACCCCATAGTCGTTTCATGTTGCCACCTGTGCCTTCAACTTGTAAACGGCTTCCTTCAGGACACCAGTGAGGGTTTCCAGTCCGTTGAGGGATTCGATCAACTCTGGTGTCTCGCAACGCTGCAAACACAAGGTCTTTTCCGTCCCGTCAACAGTCAACACCCTGCAAAATCGAAACACAAACAAGTCTGGATTGCCTTGCTTCAAAAACTCGCTTGGTATCTTGATGGTCGCATCAATCCCCTCGCAATGCGTTTGGGTGAACGTCTTCCACCACGCCAAAAACTCAGATAATTTCATGATCACCTTTCGTATTGGAAACGTTACCACCCCACCAACGCAATTGTACCGCGATGGACCCAGAAACGCAAGAGCCAACAAACGACCAAACAGCAGCAAGCATATATGATGCCCCGAAAGCTGCCTACCAAGCCATCGCCTCGAGAATCGTCTGCCGCATCTTCGCTCTCGTAATCCGCTTCGCTGTGACACAAACCTCTTCCGTGCTTGCGCATTGCCAATCGTCGAGCGTGTACAACGCCTTGACGGCTCTAGCCGCATCCTCGGCACGACCAAACGTCATGTCTGTCCAGATATTTTCAAAACCATCGCACTCCCAAGCAACACGCCACCCAGGAAAGACAACGGTTGACTTTTTCCTGGATGTTACCCTGTCCCAGGTAGCTACCCAGCGACCAATCTCTGACATCGTTGCAATCTCCAATCGCAAAAAGGCAGGTGCTTACAGGTCGATCTCAGGCTCGGCAGGCTGGCCAAGGACGTTCTGGAGATACAAAAGACACTCATCGAATCCAGCTAGCATTCCCTGGGCCAGAATCTTTGATACGCTGTTTCCGCTTACACTTGATAAACTGTCTTCGTGAAACTTACGAGCCGCAGCAAGTTTTTCCATAAGTTCAGCAAGCTGCTTTCCAGTCAGGCCAACGTCCGGCTTTGCCCCAGATGATTTCGCATCGAAGATTTCAACCCTGTCAACCAACTGCGCAGGGTCGTGAACGATCGGAACCGACTTCCACTTCTCCCAAGATCCGCCGTCGCACCAAGCACCGCTAGGGTCCACAGAAATATCTCGCCTCCGGTATTGCAGTTGCAAGTTCCCTTGGTCGTCAGCCACCATTCGCATCTCAATCATCGCTTTGCTTTCCTATTTGCGGCTTCTTTTCCAGTCGTCCGCCAACACCTTCTTGACCCACGCCTCGCGGCTCGGATGCACTCGAATCATTGTTCGCTCTTTGTTAGTCAAAAACTGATCTTCGGGAACTGATTCATCGGTTTCGATCTGCTCCATGCCATACAACATGATATTGTTCAATCGCTCAGCGAAATCTTGCAGTTTCAATCCAGAAGAACTAAAATTGTTGCGGAAATCGTTTATCGCAAATCTCCAACCTCTATCCCTCTTTCAAACGTAAACAGATCTAAATCTGCTGCTTTGGGGTTCATTGGATCAAAACCGCACAACTCGTTGTTTAGCTTAATGTTTTTCAGCCTAACCCAGTCGGGGTTAGCTACGGTAACCACCCCGCTGTATGCGTTGCCTGCGTGTTGATGACACATAATCTCGGCATACTCAAACGTAACCACGCCAATACTGCGCAATTCCATCGCGTAAACGAACGGATCGCCTACTGCTTTTTGTAAAGCAGCCGGCCAGTTCCGAGGGACATAACCAAGATACTCTTCAGTCATCGCAAACCTCCAATCGCATCGGACAAACACCACCACACGTCACCGCCGTCAGTATACCCGCATGGACCCGATGACGCAAGTGCTTTTATAAACGCGGGGGACGGGGATACCGCTACCGTCTCGTGCGACGGGGTGGGGGGTCCGGTTCGTTTTCCGTTGGTCCGCATCGCTTCGCGTCGTTTCCGTCGTCGTGCGGTCGGCAGCCACACCACAAAAAATGTTGCCGATCGGCAACAAAACGTGTCAAATAGGGTCCATCGCTTCGCTCGTCTCAAAACGCAGGGAAAACACCCTGAAATCCAGCACAAAACAACGCATCAGCAAGCCTATACCCGTGCCAACGTGCCACAATGGCATCCATCAGCGATCCGGCAGCATTTCAGCGAGTAACCCACGGATCTCGTCGATTGCCAGCCGTTCGCGTCGCACCATATCGCGCTCGTCTTCCACATGCGCAGAAGCTTTAGCCGCGACATCCACGAACTTTGCGTAAGCTCGGATCGACGTTTCCAGCCACCCCAACGCCGCCCAAGATGGCGCGGGACTCATCGCCTTGCGCAGGTCGACGATTGCGCGGTCCCCGAGGTCACGGACCACCGACAGCCGGTTCGCTTGCACCCACTGGATTTCTTGCGCTAACGTTGCGTTCTGCGGCAGCGTCGGCCACTCCGATGGAACGTCGGACAGGCCGGTCACGGCGGCTTCTGTCGCGTGCGCGGGAGACTGCACCCCTGCTACGTTGTTTCGCGTCACCGGGTAGTCGACGCCCCCTGCATCCCCTCGCGATTCGTTTTCCCCCCGATTGTTTTTGTCTCGCGGTGGGAATCGTTCGTCCAGTGCAGAGTACGCTTGTCGTTTCGCGTCGTCCTTCGACAGACCTGCTTGCCGTGCCTCGCGCATCAGTTGGTCTCGGACTGGTTCGGCTGCGGTCCACTGTCCGTCACTCAGCAATCTGGCGGTCACTCGCGACCGAATCGCGTCCGCCGTTTCTACATCGTCACCCATTCGCGTTACCCTCAGAGCGCAAAGATTCCTACGATTCCGCAGTTTATTTATCGACGCCGCAACCGATCCGAAGATCCCGACTAGCCTATT